GGCATCTTCAGCAGTGACACCCATAAATTTTTGTGATTGAAATGTTTTATTTAGAACTTCGTCATAATCGTCCATACCACCTATCAACTTACGGAGTGAGGCCTGTTGGGTATCTACTGCGAAGGCCTGTTTGAGTGCCATACCAATCAGGCCACCAATACCTTCTGTAAGTTTTGCCTGTGTTGAGTCAAGAGCCAGAGCCGCCATCTTCTGGACTCCTAGCTCTTCTGTAATGTCTTTGATAACATCTGTCAGAGTACCGCCTTCGACAACTGCGGCCGCAAATTGACCAGATAGGCCTAGTTCATCACCAATACCAGCCAAGCCTTTAAGGGTTTTGGCCATATCTTTGCTTAGATTAGCGGCGCCTTCTTGGTGAAGTAACTGAGCTTCTAAGACTTCGTTAATTTCGTTGAACGCATTACGCTTTTCATCAAGCAGTTCAACCATTTCTTGAGTAAGACTGCCTTCTGCCGCGGCAAGATCATTAATTGCCTCCTGGCGGGCTACTGTTGCTCTTTGAACCTCTAACTGGGCTTCAGAGGCTGCGAGAAAGGCTTCGGCTCGGCGTTGAAAATTCGAAACTTCTGTTTCTGCGATTGATTGCATAACTGCAGCACGGTTTTGCTCCGCTGAAATTGTCTTTTCGATGTCATCTAAAGATTTTGAAGAATAATCGGAAATCTTTTTTGCGGAGTCGGCTGTACTTTTCATACCGCGCTCCATGCGATCCATGCGATTTGCGATCTTGTCGAACGCCTCCTGCATCACCTGCGCGAGACGTGCTTCTTCTCTGGTTGGACCGGCCATCTATTTACACCTCAAATGGCCACTTGACACCCGTTTTTCGCTCAAAATCAGATACTCGACCTCTAAGGACTGACTTACTACGGATTGACCGTGGATTGTCAAGCCCATAAGAACGAAGTGTGTTCAGATAATCTCTCTCTGAACCCAATGCTCTCGTGAAGGCTCTTATTTCGCTTGGAGTACCCTTGATTCTGGCTTTTGGGGGGCCATGACCACCAAACATTCTTTTAAGGAGACCTTTTACTATAAAACCGAAAGAACGCAGAAAACTTTCTTTTAGCTCTGGGTCTCTCAATTGGTCAAAATCAATCACAATTTCTTCTAGTTTATCTTCGTTAATTTCGTGTTGCATAGTTACAGTATCCCTGTCGTAATTATAAATAGTGATTTGTAAAAAATAAAGCCGGGAGCATTACTCCCGGCTTTGATGATCTGTAGTTAACTTGCAAATTGTAAGGGTAGGTGTGAGGGGAGAGACCTTGTTTTATTTTCTATAAGCTTCTTCAACAGCTTTATTCTCGGCCTCTATTTGTTTTGCAAGCCTTTCTACAAACCATTTTCTAAGTCCTAGTGGTAAGCTGTATGCCTCTGTAAAGCTCCAGCCACCTTTGTATTTGAGAAAGAAAAACTGTTCGTAAACGTTTTCCATGTACTCATCGGTTAGGCCAAAAAAAGTCCGTCGTAAACGGCACCTCCAATTCTGAATTGTATCCACAGTGCATGCACTCAAACAACTGAGTCATATCTACATTAGGAGTGATTGCTTTATAAATAGTACGCAAAAATCTAGAATCCCTTGCTGGCATGTGATCCACGAAATAAGCAATGTTTTTTGGTGTACTATCGCCATTTACTGCTATGATAAACGTTCTCATTTGTGATGTAAGAGTGGGCTCAGCACTGATTCCGGCCCGCTTGTTCATACGATTGTTGCGAGTCATTAGTGCCTCGTCTTTTCCAGTCAGTAACTTTACCTTAACGGTAACATTTGACTGCGGTAGCTCAACGTTGTAGTATGAGCCTTCTCTAGTAACTCCTGCAAATCCCTCTGGTCGTTCTGTAACTGATACTTCAGTCAAATCAAACGTAGCCGTTGAGTTTTCCCCGCAGTGCGGACAAGTTACTTTTGTTGTATAATCACTGCCATAGCCTGACGAACGAGCAGCGACAAGAATAGCGTTCTTGTCACCAATGAGCATATCTTCTGGATTTACTCTCTTGTCGATCAGCAGGTTAGCAATCATCTTGTCTAGTGCTACGCCTTTCTTAAGCAAGGCCCTAGACGTAAGGATGTCCTCATCCTTGGCGGTCATTTGACGAATTTCTAGTGTTTCAACGCCATTCAGAACATGGCCCTCTGGGTAGAATTCGCCTCTTGAAGGTAGCTCCACAAACTCCGTTGGTGCAACAAACTGAAACGGCGAACCTGAGTTCGCTGGACCAGTAGCCTGTGTTACTGCGGGGGTTTCAGTGGATGCATCTTGTGCTGCGCCCGGTGTGGGCTGCAGTCGATCATCATTATTTCTTGACAAAAATCACCTCTCTTTTAACTTGTAATTGTTGGTTGTCAATTCTAACTTGAAGTGCTCGTGTGTGGGTCAGTACTACCATCGTCAGCCCAGTATTTCTTGGAACCGGGATTTCTCTTCCCACCGCTGGTGGTAGATGCACCTTCAGTACCGGGGGTTTCAAGCATAGCCCAGTCATACTGAAGCTCAAGTTCCATTTCTGTTAAGTCCTCAGAGGAGTAGTCCAGTGAACCGTAGTTAACTTTGGAAATAAAGGCATTGTGCAGTGTCCAGCGTTCTAGTGTCTGACCGTCCGCATCGATTTGGGAAATTGTTACGGTCCCAAGATTTGTAGTGGCCAAAAGCTTTGACATAGAAGTAAGGTCGTTAGCTGTACCTGGAGGATGGTAGCCCGCAGCTGTGATGATATCACTGAAGGTAGCAGCCATGTCAGGCGATGTGGGATCAACAATCTTCATGCTGATTGGTTGCCACGTGGTCTTGCCAGGAAACCTGAACTTATGGTTCAAGTAATCGTGTTCTGTAACACCAATCTCAAAACTGGGCTTGTCTACGGTCTTTGCGTACCACATAAGTGATCCGTCCGTAGTTGAGTTCACGTTGGAAATACTAACGTGAAACCTAAATCCTCTTTTTGGGTCTTTGCCAAGGGCCGAGCCTTTTTGTGTCCAGAATGCCATTTTATTTTGTCTCCTTACAATTATATAGCTTTGTTGTCAGATTTGTAGTCTTTTTTTCACCCTTAGTCATCGAAAGAAGCACCGGTGGGCATAATGTTGAAATCAATAGCGATGTATTCAATTGCTCTAGCAGGCTTAAGAAGAATCTTAGCATACAGAATATTCTGGTCGATCAAATCCGGGGTGGTAGTGGTTTCATCGAGAATCAGTCTGTATTCAGTTAGACCAAATTGTGCCTTTGTTGCCGCAAGAATTGGGTCAACCAAGCCTCGGAAGCGGAGCCAAGTCTGCTCGACGTTTTGGTCGAATAGTACTTGTGTCGCAACTCTAGAGATCTCCTTCTTGAGGAAAATCATCAAACGGCGAACGTTGACTCTATCAAGAGCACTTGGTGAAGCCTGAAGTGTCTTCTGTCCAAAGATTACTAGACCCTCGTTAGGGAACTTAGCAATTGGGTTAACATTGTTTTCGTAAAGATCGTCACGATCCTTGCGTGAAAGTCGCTGACGGGCAGTTATTACGGGAACTCCTGCTGAGCCGTCTGTAAGGCCGCCGCGGTTGAAACCTGCAGGGGCAAACCAGACTGCACTGGCTGCTTCTGAAGAAGCGAGGGTACCCAGAGCAACAACAGAAGGCGGAACCCAAACATTAGAACTGTTTCGGGTGTCGCGAATCTGAACCCACGGATAGTAGCATGCTCCGTAGCTTGTGTCGAGAAGGCGGCTCTTCATGCTGCTGACTGCCTGAGCTACACTACCTCTCCTGTTAACGTCAGTCGCGTAGGATTCCGTTCTTGGCGTGTAATCGTTTTCGATATCGATAATCGCGAGTGCATCGCCGCGTTCCTCGCACACCTCTGTCATGTACTTAGTAAGTCCAGCTGTCTTGAGACCGGGCATTGAAATAAGATTCATTTCAATAAACTCAGGATCTGATACTGCGGTAATTGCGCGGTGTACTGTGTTGTATGCGTAGTTAGAATACTGGTCACCAGTTGCCAACTTAGCGTTGTTGAATGGCTCCATTTCTGTGATGTCTACACCATCGAATCCGCCGTGGAAGACTGTCGTAAATCGGTTGTAGCCAAGGTCAAGAAGTGCTGCTGAACCAGAGCGGGCTGTGTATGATGAGCCTGCGGCTGCAGCACCGAGTGAGCGAGAGCCTGAGACGTAGTTCATGCACTTAAGCGAATTATCGAAAGTTAGATCATCTAGTGTGAACTGGAATGATGGCTCTGTACCGCTTGATAGTGAAGCATCATATGTATCCTTGCCTAAAGCTTCATCAATAGGCAACAGATAATCAACTGTGCTTTCATCGTAGCTTGTTGAACCGGAACGGTTTGTAGATACTCCGAAATATGCATTTGTCTTGTCTGAAAGGCCTCCATCGAGGGAAGATGAACGCATCATAAGCGATGGGAACTGAACT